GGAAATCCATCATTTACTCATTTTAGGTCGGTCTACAAAAAGCATACCGATTTTGCTATGGAGCATTTCAGATTAGTTTTTAAAACGACCAACTTAAATTTGCCTCCAGCGGGATCCCTAACTTTGAAAGCTAAAGTGGAGCGATACGCACAGCTAATTCATGATTGTTACTTAACAGTAACGCTTCCAAACATTTATTCACCCGTTTCTCCAATTACTCCGGGGGTTCATCCAGAAGTTAATGCCCTAGCAGATGCGATTGGTTACGAGTTTCAGTGGGTCCGAAATATTGGTTACAACATGATTAATTATGTTGCGATCCTGATCAATGGTCAGGAAATTGTGAGACACACCGGAGAATGGATGAAGCTGTATGCTAACTTAAAGTTTGAAGGAAACAAAAAAGAAGTACTTGATCGCATGATGGGAAATATCCCCGAATTGTATGATCCTGCGAATGCCTTCGACAGACTGAATCAGTATCCTCACGCTATTTCTTCAAATACAACTCCGGCAGAACCTTCAATCCCCGGTCGTATTCTTCACATTCCTCTTCATTTTTGGTTTTGTGAAAACGTGGGAGCAGCTCTTCCTTTAGTCGCACTTCAGCATTCTGAAGTTGAAATTGTGGTTGAATTAAAAAATTTGTATCAACTGTTTACGATTCGTGATGTTCGTGATAGTGATCCTGCTGGTACATTTGGAAAGCGTATCGCACCAAATCCGGCATTTGCCGAATTTACGATTAACCGATTCCTGTCACCTCCTCTTCACTTGAATCCCACAGCTCCAATTCAAGTTGTGAACCCAGATTTGAGAACGTGGAACCTGAACCCATACATTGAAGCTAACTACATTTTCTTGACAGATGCCGAAATGGTTCACATCGCAAAGAATGATCATTCGTTTCCCATTCATCAAATTGATGCGAAACAAACACATGGGCAACATGGTGCTTCAAACGATTTGGAACTCACGATGAGAAATTTGTGTACTCGTATTGTTTGGGTAGGACAGCGAAGTGATCGTGCCATAGAAAACGATTACGATAATTATACCAACTGGGAAGATCCTTACAAAGCTCCACTTGATTCTACTGCGCTCGTATTTGTAACACCGTGGTACTCTTCCGGGGTGGCAGCTGGAACGGGAGTATCGTCAAAAGATATTCTTCTTGAATCGGCGGTTATCCTGGATGGCAAAGAACGATTCGCACCCAAAACAACGAACTTCTTTTCGGATTTACAAAATTATCGCCATCACACTGGAAAGTCAACAACTGCTATTCATGGAATTTATACATATTCGTTTGCTCTGGATCACCACACGACGCAACCGAGTGGTCACATTAATGGATCTATGTTTAACAAAACAATTTTGCGTAACACGTATGTTCAGCCCCCTCTTACAACTCCAACTCCACCAACACCGGTTTGCGTTCTCAAATCTACTGCGAATAACCCAAATCCAACAATAATTTTAAATCCGAACGCTGTGGATCCAGACACGGGGAAACCTCTATATTCACCAGAACAACTTGTTACCATTATACGTAAGAGTGATGCTCAAACACTCCAATATTCCTATAACGTTCGTGCCTACGTGGAATCCTACAATTATCTCCGAGTTTTGGGAGGCGTAGCAAATGTCGTGTTTTCATCATAATAAGGATGAGTGGCATAAAAATTACAAAGGCTTTGTATGGCTCAAGTTCAAAGACTGTAGACGTTTCAAAAGCTATCATGACAAATGTGAAAGATGGAGTTTTAAATTTGGTGGTCAGCCCAGATTCGTTAGGTGTGCCAGACCCAGCTCCGGGAGAACAAAAAACGTTGAACGTGTCGTACACAATTAATAATGGAAGAAATATGAGTCAAACGCTGAAAGATAATGAAGTTCTCATGATTTCGGCACCCCCAGAACGAAAAGCAACCGGATTAGAAATTTTGAAAGCAGAATATGGTTATCCGGGAAACTTTACAGATGTAACCGATGCTATTCAAAACCATGTAAAAGATGGAAGTATAAAAATTACAGTTGGATACAAATCAGCAGGTATCCCTGACCCAAATCCCAACAAACAAAAATCATTAGCAGTCGAATACAAAATTAATGGATACCCGAACACAATTGAACTTGTAGACGGAAAAACGTTAAACATTTCGGCTCCCCCCGTAGATGGTGTGAATCCCACAACTCCCACAAATTATGTAAATCAAATTGTGGGAACATTCGTTTCAAATTTTTTCAGAATGATTGGTGTGTTCCTCTACGTAATTTCTGTGTTTACTACTGCCGATTTCTTGGGCGGCCCATCAAAAATACCTGTAGGAACAGCTACAGACACACTTAAAGCTCTCACGGGAACACCCGAAGGTCGGGCGCGAACAGGTTACCTGCTAATTGGAGCTGCTCTTCCAGGTGTGGCATTTTGGGGCCTGCCGTTTTATGTTTTTGTTCGTCGTTTGTTCTCAAATTCATATGTAATATAGCTTAAACATTACATACAAAGGTAAGGTAATGGAAATTCCTATTATTGTTCGTGATAGACAACTATCTAAAGAAACAGTTGATAAATGGAGATCTGTTTGGACTTCCATTTGTGAAATGTGTTACAACAATAAAAATATTCAAGAAGAAATTATTGTAACACCTGGCGATATTCAAATCGATGAAGAACTTATTTTGAACGCTGACGAAATTCAGCATACACAATTTTTTGCGTTCAGATACTGTCTGAATGAGGAAGACATTCTTCTTGATACTGTTTGGAAAGAATATAGCAGAATAGCAGGACCGGACAATTTATATAAAATCCCGGAATTCAAGCGTCTTCACGTTCCAGCGTACCTGTATTACACAATTGGAGTAAATTCCTGGTTTCGCGAATGTTTCCCCAATTGTAAAGTAACTTTTTGGCAAATTTAAAAATGTGGTTGTTGAAAATTGTTTAGGGCATTCTCATTTCCTTGAACTTTCCAACTCCAACATATCCAACAAATTCGTGGCGATTCTTCTCTTCATCGAATCGATAGATGCGAGCGCTCTGCTCACCAACCTCATAAACAAGCTTGTTAAACATTGCCTCTACAAGGTCTTCGTCTTCAATTTCGGGGGGTCCACGAACCCATCCTCCGTTCTTTCCATCCCAGAAGACTCCATCAGGGCCTCCATCTACAGTAACGAGAAGTTCGTTATTCTGTAGCTCCTCGAGATCTTTGACCTCACGAATGTTGGCAGCATTAGAAGGTGGATGATCTGGAGCTTCATGAGTATTCATTTCTTCCCAGATCGTCTTCTTCCTAGGCTTCACAATCTTGTTTGCCTCCTTCTTTGGAGCTTCCTCTTCCTTCTTTGGTGGAGGAGCCTCCTTCTTGGGAGCCTTCAGTGCTGCGAAATCCTTCATGCGATCCGGATGACTCTTGGTATCCTTCTGATAATCTTCCTCTGTGAGATCGTTGAGGTACTTGACAAACTCCTTCTTGAGCTTGTCAAATTCCTTCTCGTCATGAGGAACTTCGGCGTCCGTCAGGCACTTCTTGAAAGTGTCGGTATACGTCTTGGTCCAGCGACTCCAGCGTCCTTCGTTATCTTCCTTTTCAGCTGCCTTGGGAGCAGCCTTCTTTGGCTTCACAATTTCTTCCTCCTTGAACATTTCATTCATCAACTTCTGGCAGGCAATTTGTCCAAGCGCCTTTCCAGCTTCGCGAAAGATATTCTGAATTGAGTTCTCCATCTTTGTGTGATCTAAAAATGATTTTGACTTAAGAATCCGTTTTTAATAATCTCCGCCTGTAAAGACTTCATCCCACGAATCGTAACGTTCTTCTTCATGCTCTTCCAATTCCGTCTTATGAATAATTTCGGAAAGCATAGCAATATCTTTGTGATGTTCGCTATTTTCATATTCCAAATTTTCAATCTCTGAAAGAAGGTCAGGTTTTTCAGATTCTTTCAAAGTTTCATCTTCAAGAATTTTCTTAATCACCTCAATGCGCTCATTGTTTTCAGTGATGGCATTGAAGTATTTCTTAATTTCTTTAACTAAACGTTCAAGCATTTCTTCCATTTTATTTGATTACGTAAAAAATATGTAGTATCAAAATCCATTTTGAAGGCAAAAATTACTCCGCACCGCCGTGTTTGGGTTCCTACCCACACGCCGCTGTTTTTCATTTTTGGATTTTTACTCGTCTCCCGACTTGTCGACTTAGTCCTCGATTTTGTCATCTACATTCCCCGAGCCATCTTTTTCATCCTCATAGTCCTCCTCTTCGTCGGCTCTTACAAGCGCGCGCAGCTCAGCTCGAGAGTACTGCTTTTTAGCAGCCTCACTCTTTTCGCTTTCATTGCGTGCCTTTCTGGCAGCCCGACGCCCCGGTTTCCTGGGTGCGTCTGGAGCTTCCTCTCCCGGCTTCTTGTGGATCTTCCTTGGCGTCTCGCAAAGCTGTCCGTGCTGTTTGATGTTCTCTGACAGCTCTGTGTACGCCTTGTCCGCATCCTCGTACTCTTTCGCAGAGTCGATGTCGTTTGCTTTTTCCGTGTAGTCCTCCAAAGCCCGCTGCTGCCGTCTCGCGCACTCGAGGTACATGAGATGCTCGTAGCTGTAGAGGTACGCCGTTTTCTTGCTTCCCGGGAGACAGTCGATTTCTCGTTCTACCCAAATTGGGTCGAACTTCTTCTTTGTGTCCTTCAGATGCTTTCCGATGTCCTTCAAGAAGGCAGCGTTGTGTTCCGCTGCCTTTGCCGCTTCTGGTGACGACAGCCACTTTGACCAAGCAGCTATCTGTGCCGCGCTTGCGGGCTTGAAGTTTGGGTCCGTTTCCAGGTTGAGACGAACTCGCGCATCGCGCTTCAGCGTCTTCTCATCCTTCAAATGTACCACCGGAAAGACACAGGGTCTGTTCCAATCTGCCTCAGTTACGTTTGAACTTGCCATTTGGTTTGTTTGAACGATTACAGGTAAACGGGTGTTCTGATAATTGTTTTATTTATTTTTAAAAATCCATTTTATCGAAAAATGTCTCTTCCACAGAGATCATTTTTCTTTTTTTTTTGATTATTCAGCTGCCTACTCCGCGATTACCGCAGGAGACTCTTCCCAATGTTCATCCCAGCCACAGTCAAGAGGCGCGCTGGGGAACGCGATGTCAATGATATCGGAGATGATCTCACGATATTCCATCGCCTTCCAGCGTGCCTCCATGTGGAGCTCGTTCATGAGCTTGTTTTTCTCAATGAACGAGCGGTCCTCTGGCGTGAAGAACTTCTTGCCGCGCTTACATTCTTCGTAGCGCGCTTTTTGGAGCTTGTAGTAACGCTCCTGAAGAACGTTGTGCTTGCTGCTTTGAACCCCCCAATACTTCCGCATTTCTGCGAGGAAGTCGTAGCCGACCAACTGGCCGAACTGCCAGCTCGAGAAGTCTAGCCTCTCTTCGAGCATTTCCATTTCTTCTCCCATTTCTGCCAACTCTTCCTCCGTTTCGGCACTTTCCATCGCCTCCCTGACATTCTTTACCCTCTTTTGGAGGTCAAGAACTTCCAGAAACAAATCCGCCTTCTTCGTGTTTTCGTCAAACGTTTCGATGCGCTCCATTTTGCCTTGAGTTTTTTGCGATGTCTCAATAATCCAACCTGATATCCATTTTTTTAAATTTAAAAAATCCATTTTGCGTTGCTCCCAGCATTTTTGATACGGTTCTTTTGAACAAATGGGAGACGCTGAATTCGCAAAAATTCACCTTCGTGAGCATCTCGGAGGTTTGATTGTTCCTCCAATTTCAGAAGGATTTTGGAGTATTTACGACTCATCAAAAGAGCTTTGTGACCGAAATAAACAGCCTGACCAAATTTTGCGCACATTTCAAAATATGCTGACTCGTATCCCCGAGTGGTCAGATTCTACACTGACTACCGAAGTTGAGCGTATTGTAAAAATTTCCAAATGTAATTATCTCGATGATCTTCTGATGGGAGTGTTCATTTCTTACATGAAATCATTTGCGTCTCTTCATTATCGTGGAGATTCGAGTCATATCAAGATTGAATTTGAGCGCCCCAGTTTGGCAAAGTTCATTCATGAGTTGTACAAGCATTCAGCTCGCAAACTTTGGCAGGTAGCGTACCTTTTCAGGACTATCGGAACCACGTCTGAGCAACAGGCGCGCAATCGTCAAGAAATTGAGCGAATTATTACAGATTGTATGGAGCAGGTCATCCGTGCTTTCCTCCCTTGGCAGACGATAGCCAAGAACTATTTTGTGGATACACCCACGGATGTTCCTGCTGTTTCAACTGCTCCTGCTTCCAGGACTGTCCAATTTGAAGAAGAAAGTGATAGCTCAGATTCCGAGGACGAAGAAGAACCTCCGAAGATACAAATTTCTGAAGAGACGGCTACTCTGGATGTGGAAGATTTGGACAAAAAAGAAGAGCAAACAGTTGAAATTCCTCAGCAAGATGACGATCCACTTAAAGAAATTGAATCAAAGCTTTCTTCTGAAACGCTCGTTCTAAACCTCTAAAGTTTTACCGAAAAGGTGAAACAAATGATGATTGTTATTGCCTCTCTATCCGTGGCCATAGTCGCCTTTATTTTGTACGCCCTGGAGCGTCGTTCAAAGGGTGAACCTATTTCGTGGGAGCAAGCAGGAAAGTTGAGTATATTCAGTGGTCTCATAACGTCAGGAGTTGTATTTGCTACAACTGCTGAAGCTGTTACAGATGTTGCGAATAATGTTATTGAGAAAGCGGCAGAAGTTCAAGATATGTTTGTTGGAAGTCCATCCTTTTAGCTTTCAATTACTAATACAGATTCTCCAATAGGAACTGTTGATGTTTCAAAAAATTGTTTCAAATTTGTGAGTTCCTTTCGGGGAACAGCTGTATCACGACAGTATCTTGCGATAGCTTTATACAACGTAAATCCGTGATAACGATCATGACGGGGATCTTCTTTTCCAAACAGAACAGAAGTTCCATCTTCAAGCATCAACCACCTGCGAAGACGCTGAAATACAGGATCAGAATCATAACCTTCGTTTGCTGGACCTTCAGGGTACAAATCCCAAAATAGAGACGTGGACAAGCGAACTAAATCAAATGAGGCATTCGGTTTGATTTCGGGGTACTTGGAAACATAAAAAGGAGCATAATTGTACTGTCCCCCTGCTTCATCATTTACTGAAAAATGATCACTCATAAAAAATTTGGCCTCTTTCATTCCGACCAATTTTATAGAAGCCACAGCTCTTTCAAAATCGATAATCTTGATGATATATCCAAACGTGGGAACTTTGTAGGAGACTCCTCCAAAGTTGTAGTACAAATGCTCTTTTTCAGTTCGGACATACATGACATTGTTGGAGTGTAAATCGTTATGAACAAACCCAAAGTTACGCTGTGCGTAGGCCAACGCAAACACAATTTGACTCAACCAGGCCAGATGCTTTTCACTTTCAGTATGATTTTTCATGAGTTCAAAAAGAGTTCCCTCACATTTTTCCATAACAGTAACCTGAATTGGAACGTTCGCAAACGAAGCCCACGCGAACGGCTCTGTATTGTCATCATCTTCGTAATCAGTAATTTCTTGATCTTCTTCATCACAATCACACGAATGAATCGCAAAGATGTACCCTGTGGAAATAGAAGATGAATCGTCCGATTCTTCCTCTTCGATATCTTCCATTACTCGTTTTAGGTCTCCCATAATTGACGAATCAGTAGGTGCTTCCAATTCTTCCACTCCATCCAGAGCAATGTCTTCTCCTAATTTAAGAGTGACTCGTGCTGATCGAGTATGAGTAAATTCCTGAGTTGATTCATTTGATTGACGCAAAGATAGGTCAAACGTTTTACCAATATTTTGTGTGAACCATGACTTTTCACTCAGGTCTTCGTATTCATCTGAAATGTCAATCGTATGCTTGTCTGCGATTCCGCTGAAGACTCCAAAAACTCGTGGAAAATGCTCACACCCTGATTCAGAAAGAATAGCCGAAACAATAGCTCCCACATACGCTGCGTTGTTGTGACTTTGAAGACGTTCGTGAATATCCGTTGACTGATCTGAATTTACTGGGAGACCGAGTGTTCCATATTCTCCCTGCATGTATTTGAATGGACTGAGAATCATGCGCTTTTTCAAGTGAATTTCGTGTAGCTCGTTTGAGCCAACACACTTTACATGCTCTGGCAGAATTGTTGCAATTTCATTCTTAAATTTGATACCATATTCATTAACAAAAGTCAATTCGTTTGTTTTGAACAAAGTTTCAATAGGTGGAAAGAATGGTTGAAGATGAGAAATTCCCCACTCTTTGGTTGCCTCGCTCTTAAGAGAATTCAATTGCGAATACTTGTGAAGATTGAGAGAAATAGGATTTGTTCGTAAATCACTCGAGCCACTCGTCCGTTTCTTCATTGTAAAGTTGGCCCACTTCAAAACACCAATTCTTTGCGCGGGGTGGATACGTATACTGCGCGCTTCAAATAGTCTGTAAGAGTAAGTAAGATGAACTTTCAAATCAAAAAGTTTAACATGGACATGATCAAGGATCGATGTGAAATTGATTCTCGAAAATCTCCCATGATTGTTGTTATCGGTAAGAAAGATACCGGAAAGTCTTTCTTGGTTAAGGACATCCTGTTCCACACTCAAAATGCGTTTCCGGTCGGAACTGTCATTTCAGGCACAGAAGTTGCCAACGAATTTTTCCAGCACATGGTTCCCTCCAAGCTGATTCACGATAAGTATAAGCCTGAAATTGTGATGAATGTAATTAAACGTCAACTTGCGATTAAAACCAAGCGTAATCACGATAAGAACTCTTCAGGTGGAAATTCTCACGTGGATCCGCGTGCGTTCCTCATTCTGGACGATTGTTTGTATGACAGTTCCTGGATTCGCGAAGAATCAACTCGCTATGTATTCATGAATGGTCGTCACATAGATTTGATGACGATTATCACTATGCAGTATCCTTTGGGTGTGACTCCCAATTTGCGTACGAACGTCGACTTCATCTTTATTCTGCGTGAAACTATGATTGGTAACCGCAAACGTATATACGAAAATTATGCCGGTATGTTTCCTACATTTGAAATGTTCTGTCAATTCATGGATCAGTGTACAGAAAATTATGAGTGCCTCGTAATTTGTAACGGTGTGGCTTCCAACAAATTGGAGGATCAAGTATTTTGGTACAAGGCATCTGAGCATCCACCGTTCAAGTTGTGCGATGATAGTTTGTGGATCGACAACAAACCTTTCAGTAGTTCTATGCTGGCTGCCGAAGAATATGATCCCATGGCTGTTCGCAAGCAGAACAGTCCCTGGATTCATGTTAAAAAGTCTGACAAATAAATATAAATGAAAGTTACAACCACTACGTATTTTGATGAGTCAAAATATGAAGTAATTGGAATTGTAGACAGTATTACTACTCGTGCCATTTCTGAATTTCGTCAGGCGTTCGCACAACTTGTTGGCGTCTTCGGAGGAAAAAACGACGCACTGAACACCAAATTTTTGAAGGCACGCGATGATGCTATAGCTGAACTGAAAGAAAAGGCTGAAAAAATGGGAGCCGACATGCTGGTCGGAGTTTCTCTAACTACTGACGTTGTAAACATGGGAGGAACTGAATTCCTGACCTACGCCGGGTTGGGGACAGCTCTTCGTCGTAAGGGCGGCAGTGAATCCATGGAAGGGGGGAGACGCCGTACGTTACGCAAGAAGCATTAAAGATCACGAGGGGCACCGCCTTCAGCTGGGTGGACGTTTGAAGATAGAGCAGCTGCCAAATCAGATGTATCAGCTACACCCGCATCCTTCTTGGCATCTTCCAGAGCCTTCTTCTTGCGTGCGTCATTCTCCTTGCGCTGAGCCTCAATCTTTGCTGCCTTCTCCTCCTCAAAGAAGATATCCTTGTTCACCTCGTTCTCCTTATACTTGCGCATCAGCTCGTTGAGCTCCTTCTCGGCATACTCAACTTCAGGCATCATGTGCTCGGACGGGTCCCAGGGGAGCCAGCATCCAACCTTACCAATGTACAGGTTATCCTTGGGGTACCGGCGCTGAAGAACCTTCGCAAACGTTTGGCACTCCTCAAGGTTACCAAACACACGACGAACCTTTACACCACGAACGTTCGTGCGGAATTCTACCTTCTCCGTAAATTGAGTTTCCAGCTCCTTCTCGTTCTTCAGGAGGAAAACCTGCCACTTTTCATTGACATCCGTCTTCCTGATTGACTCATTGTGAACCTTCTTGAACTCTTCCAAATCCTTGAAAAGGTCATCAACCTTTACATTGTACTTCTTAGCAACGAACGCTACAAAACTACTAAGTCCATCAATCTTCCAATCATACTCGAGCCACTCAATGAACTTCTCTGTAAAGAATTCATTGCGTTGCTTAATGATTTTTTCAGGGGAGATGAAGGAAACAATCGCGTATCGCTGAGTGGGGATTTCCGGATCCTCCTCCAAATAATCAATTAGGGTTCCGTCGTCTTCAAGCTTTGGGAGAGTTTCACGTGGCATTTATTGTATCAAGGCAGACTAACTTTAAATCTTTTACGCACGCTTGCTGCGTCCAGCTCCGGTGTAAACTGAACCATCCTTGTACTTCAATTCAGACTTTGCTGCTTTATAAGCGTCATCTGCTGATTTTCCAGAATCTATCGCCGCATTAAATGCCTTATATGCCTTGTCTTGAGTTGCTCCATCAAATCCCTTAGGATCTGCTCTCATTTTTCCAATAGCTTCTCCAATCTTCTTTCTAGTTTCTTTTGTCTTATCATCAAACTCGGGCTTCTTTTTCTCCCCTTCGGTCTTCTTTTCGCCTTCGGGTTTCTTTTCTCCACTGGAAGCCTTTGGCGCTCCCACGTAGTCATTCCAAGAAATGGGTGACCAAGTATCCTGGACGTACTCCAGAACATAAAACGTGCGGATCAAGAAATTAACAACAACAAGAACGTACGTTCCATAAACAGCTGGCGGTTTCGTAAAGAAGAACGTCAAATAAATTTCACCGATAAGGCCCAGCACAAGGAAGATGATTACAAGAAACTTGTAGGCGGTTGAGCGAGTGGGAATTGTGGCAGTCAACCAAATTAGGAAGATAACGCACAAAGTATTTCCCACAGCTGCTGGAACTATGTATTCTTCATCCGACATAAATTGACCACTTGGATCATCTCCTATCTTAATGAGACCCAGCGCTGTTGCGAATGTACCGCCAATTAAAGAGACAAGTGCTATCAAACTTAGAAAGCTACGAAGCTGTCCTTGAGCCATTTACTTTAGTATTTGGAATACATTTTCCGATACCCAAAGTTTGTTGCATCATGACAGGCGCCTTACATCCCTTACAAGGACAACTTTCATGCTCATACCCAAGAATGTGTCCTATTTCATGTGAAACTAAATACTGACGATAATCTTCTAAATTTAATTTGCTTTCAGGTGATCCAGTAAACCAGCGATCGGAGTTCAGATAAACACGATTTCCACGGAATTCAGCACAAGATAAGTTTGCGGGTTGGCCACACTGTTTTTCAATTGTTGTTGGAGTTGCCAAACGTATTAATACATCTTCATTTTTAGACACTGATTCAAAGAAATATCCACGTGTCGACCAACCGTCGGGGTCATTCAAATAGGCTATAATATAAAACTCAATTTGAGCTGGATTTCTAATTTGATACTTTTTTTGAACATCAGGATCTACCGAAACTTTTACTCTCAAATGTTTTCCCATTACTCCACCACGCAAAAAAATGCTAATCCATAAAACAAACATGGCTGTTAATACCAACGATATTCTCGCTCGTGCGGTTAAGTATCTCCTCGAGGGTCTTGCGGTGGCAATTGTCGCCTACATGATCCCCGGAAAGGTTCTCAAGCTCTCCGAAATCGGCATGATCGCACTCACTGCTCTGGCTACCTTTGCCATCCTCGACATTTATGCTCCCTCCGTTGGAGCCTCAGCGCGCACGGGCGCAGGCTTCGGTGTAGGCGCAGGTCTTGTCGGTTTCCCTGCTTAAACGAGGTGATCTATATTTACACTAAATTGGGCGTAGTAACGATCTAATTCACGCTGAGGCAGTATTTTTCCACTTTTTGATTTCCAAATAGAAACGTCGCGGGTATCGCTCATATCTTTGCGATTCCCGCGCTGAATCATAACTTTTCCACATTTAGATGTTCCAAATAATTGTTCTACAATTTGATCACAGCTCAAACATTGATACCTCGGTTTGAAAAGAGTATACACATCATCGTTGTAATAAATTGTTCCCATTTAGTTCTTCACAAGTAAAACTACGTAAATGAAAGATAAGATTCCAAAAGCTCTTCGAGAGCAAGTTTGGATTACACATGTTGGAAAAAAGTTTGAAACAAAATGTACAATTCGTTGGTGTAAAAATACGATTACAGTTTTTGATTTTCAATCTGGTCACAATGTTCCAGAAAGCAAAGGAGGAGTTACTGAAATATCAAATTTGAGACCCATCTGTTCAAGATGTAATTCATCAATGAATGATAGTTATACCATTGATGAATGGATTCAATTGAGTAAACCACCTTCAAAATGGAAGTGTATAATCAATAAATACAACTGTTTCAAATGGAAATCGTCAGATATCAAGGAAAGTGGTACAAAATCGTTGCCAAACCCTATGAGCCAGAGCGGCAAACATACGAAATTTCATGGGATCTTGTCAAACAACAAAATACTACCAAAGAAGAAGCGTATCGTGCGTGGTTTGCGAAGCAGCGCGAAATCGTAAAAGTTTTATATCCCTCGTTTCGTAAAGATGGAGACAGTAAGTAGTTCTGCTATTGGATTGGTTATTGCTATTGTTGTAGTTGTAGCCTCAATTTGGATTTATAAAGCAGCTACCGGAGTTATGCCTGGTGCCAAGTTAGTGCTGGCCCCTCCTGCTGGGGTTCAACCTTCGGGTGTTGAAGAAAACGTTGCCAAATTTATGTTTTTCTACACAACTTGGTGCCCTCATTCACGTAAGGCGGAGGGTCCCTGGAAATCGTTTCAGCAAGTTTTGAAAAATACACCCCGCAAGTATGGTGGTATGACTCTACAATTTGAAGATGTTAACGCTGAAAGTCAAACTGGGAAGGCATCTTTATACGGAATTTCTCATTACCCGACCTTCAAAATCCAAACAAAAGATTCAGTGTACGAATTCGTTGGAGTCCCGTCCGTCAATAATTTCAGGACGGCTCTCATTGGTACGTTCGGTCAGGAAACGTTCTAGTTGATTTGATCCTGATTGTAAAATTTTGTCCAAATCCAAATCTTTAACATTGGAATTACTGTGAAGACCAGGGTATTGTAAAGATAAAATGTTATCTACTTGCTGTGCCTTATAAAATCGTATCATCATCATGACATACATTTGATAGACATAATCTATTGGAGAAAGTTTGTCTACATTTTCTTTTGTAATTGATTCACCTCGCTGTTTCAGTAAGGCAATCACTAGGCATGTGGGTGTAGGATTTACAATACTTGCGATACACGGAGTAAACAAATCTCCATCCACATACAAATTTCCGTATAATTCCTGTGGACGAAAAACTCCTGGGATACAGCACGAACATTTTAGAGCCGAAAGCAGAGGAGTATTGCCAGAAAATACTGTTGGCACTCCTTTGGTAATGTTTGATGCCACGATGTAGAGCGGCATAACGGAATCGCCAACTTTCTTTTCTTTGATGTCCAAACCTACTTCCGAAAACATGGTTGTAACTGTTTGCTCAAACAAATCCATTGAGTACATTCCCTTGGTAGAAAAGGCTTTCAGCATATCCGAAAAACTGGATTTTGGAACTATGTTTTCCATATCCAAATATTTTTGGACGAGTGGTTTCATGTGATCAATCGGTAACCCAAACGCTATATACGTTGCCACGACAGCACCAATAGAACATCCGTATACTCCATCAGGGAACACGAGAGATTGACGTCTTGCTAACTGCTGTAGAGCTCCAATGTGGAGGATTCCTTTCATTCCACCACCTCCCAATGCGAGTTTTCGAAACACAGACATTCTTGTTGGATAGTAATACAGCATGCTGAAAGCGAATGACATATGGAATGAACAAGAACAACGCAGAAGTAACCGTATGGCTGCGATGGGTACTGTAATTGAACAAATTCAAGCTAAAATACGTCAACAAGCTATTCATAATACCAATGCGCCATACATCTTGTACGAAGTTCCAACGTACGTCTTTGGATATCCACTGTTCTCCCTAAAAGAAGCCATTCAATATTTGGTTTCCGAATTTGGGCGTGCTGGTTACTGGGTTTGGGTTGTCGATGAAAAGTATTTATTTATTTCTTGGTTGAAACCTGTAAAAACTCGCGATTTAGGGAGACCAATTTTGGCAACCAATTACCGGCCAATGCCATATGATCCAATTTATATGTCATATATTGCGAGTCAAAAATGAATTTTTTTAACAACAATAAAACTAGTTAGCATACTCAATGGAACAACGATTTATGAAATTTGTTATCAAAGATGACAACAGTGGTTGTTGGTTATGGTCAGGTGGAAAAACTCCAAATGGTTATGGACACTTTTCAGTAGGGCCGAAAGGATCTCCTGGAAAATCAGCACATAGAGTATCATATGAATTATTTAAAGAAAAAATACCAGATGGTCTTATTATAAGACATAAATGTCGTAATAAGTGTGTTAATCCTGATCACTTAGAATTAGGTTCATATAAAGATAACGCAGCCGATAGAATAAGAGACGGTGTAAGCTATAAGGGAACTAAAAATCCAGCTTGTAAATATACAGAAGATCAAATACGAGATATTCGCAGAAGGTATTCAGAAGGAGAAACGCAAACATTAATAGCTAAATCATTGGGTATAAAACAAGGACATATATCAGATATATGTCTAAGAAAGGTTTGGATTCATATATAATAAATGAAGTCACCCTACTACTGGATTGTAATTTACGTCCTCATTATCGTCGCTTTTGAAACTTCTGCGATGAGCTGTTTCAAACACTCTCTGGAGGACTGGCGCTGGTTTTTCCTGGGCGTCCTGTTTTATGTGGGTGTGGGACTCATGCTGGTTCAAACGTTTAAAATCACGGGGATGGCATTTACAAACGCTCTCTGGTCCGGGTTGTCTGTTATGGCTACCACAACTGTGGGTGTCCTCTACTTCAAAGAAAAGTTACACTGGCACGATTATATCGCAGTAGCCATGATTGGTGGTGGAGTCATGATTTTGAAATCGACGGATTAGCTTGCGTAAAAATGGACTGCTAAATACTCAGGATTATCTTACACCAAGATGGATTGTACACACTCCCTGGTAATTGATGAAGGTCAACAAGTTTGTGAACGATGTGGAACCATATTTGATAAAATACTCGACGAAGGAGCCGAATGGCGTAATTACGAAGATGGAAAAGGAGAAGATCATTCACGAACCGGATTCGGTGTGAGCGATCTGCTCCCCGAATCTTCTTATGGTTCAATGATTTCTCATAAAGGTGTTTATTCTCCTGGTATGAAAGCTATTCAAAGGTTATCTATGTGGGCACTCTCCTCAAACAGCGAGCGTTCTTGGATGGGTATTTTCGATGCGATCCAAATGAGCTGTACACACGCTGGTCTCCCAAAAGCTATCATCCTGGATGCCTGTGGGCTTTACAAGCAAATGGAAGAGGCTCAAAAAGTTAGGGGAGAAACACGTCGTGCTCTGATGGGTGCCGCTGTTTATGTCGCCTGTCGTAATAACGGGGCTTCACGAACTCACGAAGAAATTGGGAAACTGTTTCACGTAAACATTCGAACACTTTGTAAGGCAATCGCACAATATTCACAAACTGAGAACACCGTTTTGGATACTCAAATTGGAATAGCAGAACGACTTTGTACAGTCATGAGTTTGACAGATGACCGGCGTGACAAAGTGATGACTATGCTGTACGAAATTTCAGCAAAACCCGAAGATGAATTTGAGCATACCCCCAAAACAATTGTGGCTGGAGTTGTAGCTCATGTTCTCGGTTTGAAAACGAAAGCTTCCATGAAACAACTTTCCGAAGCTTCGGGTGTTTCTGCTTTGTCAATCCACAAATTGGTTTCCAAGCTAAATTAAGGGGCTACTTGAGTAGAATCATACGCTATTTCACCAGTTGTTGGATTATAATATAATCTAAAAAATCCAGCATTTGTTCCATTCAAATCACGAATAGGTTTTACAAAAAACCGGCTTATTCCGTCTGTGTCTAAATTTGATCCACTCGCATTTAATACAATTGAATTTGCGTGCTGATTTGTTTCTCCGGCGCGATACCCTATAGCAATTGCTGAAGTTCCCTGGTTTTCATATCCAGCAAACGAACCAACAGCAACAGATTGAACACCTTGAGTTATATTTCCTGAGCTGTATCCTACGGCTACTGATTGAGTTGATTGAATATTTTGTCCTGCGTTTGCTCCTATCGCAACTGTATTAGATCCCTGAGTATCATTTCCAGCAAAATATCCAATCGCAACTCCACCTGCGTCTTGTGTTGTTTGTCCAGCGTAAGAGCCGATTGCTACAGTATTATTACCTTGTGTATCATTTCCAGCACTAAATCCAATAGCAATTCCTTCATCGCCTTGATTTGTTTTTCCAGAGCTGCTTCCAATAGCAATCGCACTATCTCCTTGGTTTGTTTGCCCAGATTGATACCCTATAGCAACGCTTTCATTTTCTTGATTTTGATCTCCAGCTTCATATCCAATAGCAACAGATTGAGTTCCCTGATTTGTGTTTCCCGCGTTACTTCCAATAGCAACAGAGTATGCTTGCTGCTGATCGGATCCTGCGAATGCTCCAATCGCAACTGATCTTTGATCTTGAAGTATATTTCCTGCTTGAAATCCAACTGCTATTGAATATGTTTTTTGTTGGTCCGCTCCAGCTTGTGCCCCTATAGCAACAGCTCTTGTTTCCTGGTTTATTTCTCCAGCTTCGCAACCTATAGCAACTGCGCTATCTCCCTGGTTGGTTTTTCCAGCTTCTTTACCTATAGCAACAGCACATGTTCCCTGATTTGTTAATCCAGCGTCTTTTCCGATAGCTACTTCTTCAGAACTAATTGTTACAGTTCCAGAAGCAAAAACGTTATCAATGTTGATCAAATCAAGTTTTACAGCGTGGGCGCCTCCTCCGGTATCCACAATTTTTGGAGAAATGATGTGCTGTAAAATGTTTCGCGTATTGCTACCCGAAAACGGATCATTACCTGGTGTAACTGACATTTGTACTAAATAGGATGAAATCATTTAATTCCTTTTCTCGCCATAGCATTATGGAGCCTCTTTTCGACAAGTCTGCCTCAACTGCTTCGGAGCGTTATACATTGTTCCCTATCGCCTCATCTGAAGATGATCTGTACAAGCTGTACAAAAAGGCAGTAGCGTCCTTTTGGACGGTTGAAGAAATTGATTTCAGCAAAGATAAGGATGATTGGGAAAAGTTGACTGAGAACGAAAAATATTTTATCAAACACGTTCTTGCTTTCTTCGCTGGATCTGACGGAATTGTTCAGGAAAATTTGGCTTCCCGATTTCAGAAGGACGTCCAATCTCCGGTCGCACGACTCTTTTATAGCGTTCAAAATGCGATGGAAGGTATCCATTCGGAAACCTATTCATTACTTATTGATCAATACGTGAAGGATAAGGATGAACAAATGAAATACTTCCGTGCGATCGATACAATTCCTGCTATCAAAAAGAAGGCAGACTGGGCAATTCAGTGGATTGATTCCGTGGAAGATTATGCGACTCGCCTGCTGGCTTTCGCTTGTGTAGAGGGAATCTTCTTTAGTGGAAGTTTCTGTGCGATTTATTGGATCAAAAAACGTGGACTTCTTCCGGGATTGACATTCTCTAACGAACTAATTTCTCGTGACGAAGGTCTCCATACAGAATTCGCAGTTGCGATGTATCACAAGATGAACAACCGTCTTTCTCAGGAAGAGGTACACAACATTGTCGGGGAAGCTGTAACTTCTGAAACTGAATTCATTACAGAAGCTCTTCCAGTGTCTTTAATTGGAATGAACGCTCGTGACATGACACAATACATTCAATTTGTAGCTGATCGTCTGCTTCTTCAATTGGGGTATCCGAAGCTTTATAACGCTGGAAACCCGTTTGATTTCATGGATTTGATTAGTTTGGAGGGCAAGACAAACTTCTTTGAAAAGAAGGTTTCCGAATACTCAAAACCGGGGGTTGGAATGAAGAAAGAAGACATGGTTATCCGGTTGGACGAGGATTTCTAAAGAATATACAATGAAGTCCTGGTTGGTATACAGCTTATATTTTTCACTGTTTGTTCAAGTGATATCAATAGCAATTGGCCTTTTTGGGTTGTCACTAAAATTAAACCCGGTTGATCAAATTCTTACATCAACTGTTGGGTTGGAAACATTGGTTTCCGGTATCCAATTTTCATTCTATATTTGGTATTCGTATCATTTCAAAGAAGTTGCTGAAGCCACATTTTATCGCTATCACGACTGGTTTGTGACAACACCCATCATGCTGTTCACGACTATGTTATATTATGACTACAACAATAATCCCGACGAAAAGAAAACACTCAAATCAATTTGGGATGAGCATCGCACGAAAATATTACTCGTATTTGCGTTCAACGCGATGATGTTGCTTTTTGGTTACCTTTATGAAATTAAAGTCCTTGATTTGCTGACGTCAAATACCATGGGATTTGCTGGATTGATTGGATCATTTTACATCATTTACGATTCGTTTGTTTCAAAGAACTTGTCTGCTAATTTACCTTTATTCATATTTATGTCCATCATTTGGGGATTGTACGGCGTCGCAGCTACACTGTCTCCTCTCTGGAAAAACGTGTTCTACAATTTGATTGATACGATTTCGAAGAACTTTTATGGTATCTTCTTAACTTATGTAGCTTATCAAAAAGCAATTATCTGAGACGAGGCTTTCGAACATAAACAACATCTTTGGTAGGAAATGTAACGCCCTTACGATCTGGAGTCAATGGTTGTGCCGATTTATTGGTAAATGTTGGCAGAAAGTCGTTAATTCCCGCAGATTGAGGAACATATTGATACAGCCGAGTATATACCTTCAATCCAGTATTCCCACGAGATTGAATAGCATTCAACTTTACTTTGCGAGTAAACGCAGAAGCGTCTTGAGTTGGCATTTGTAATAAAAACGGATTTTTAAAAACCAAAACAGGAAATCTTTGAGAGAGGTAGGAGAATGCCTTTGGGAGCGGTCGATGTAATGGGACCGTAGGGTTTGTAGAGGAGGGACAAACCAAGTTCGGCGATCTGCGATACCCGTCTGTGATTACACGGGGTCAAGTCCAGGCACGAGCGCCTAACACTGTACCCGCCATGAAAATGGCCGGAACCATCCATGTAGGTGGAAAAGGTGTTAGAGGTGGGCCGATGAGGAGGTCACCCACAAAAATAAAATGACCATTCTGGGCGAGAAGAACTGTTATACAGCAGAGTTAAACGCTTCCCATCCGTAGTTAAGATCAAGGCTACAGATATGTAGGACAATTGTCCAATCGGATCGCGAACACAACATACCTAGTACTATTGAAGAGTGAAAACCAGAATAAGAATTGGGGGGATATGCTCGGTGAGGCCACGAACATCGTCGGCCCCAGACGCGAGAACTGCGCGATTAGGAAGCCGATCCCGGCCCCTACTCGCGAGGAGTTTCTCAGCTATCTGTACATCGACTATCTCGAGGAGCCGTGGAAGCACGGCAGCGAGCTCGAAGAAGCACTGGCCGATATTGCGGCGGAGCTTCGAGAGCTGGGAGAATGGGAGCGCTTTCAAAGCTATCTTACTGAGCTGGAGGAAAAGGCGAGGAAGATGGAAGAGGAACGCGCGAACGAGGCGGCGAAGGCCGCAGAGAAGGCTGCGCTCCGCGAGGAAAAGGAGCGCGAGCACAAGCTCAAAGTCGCGGCGATGGAAGAAGCCGCGCGCAAGGAACTTGCGGAAGTAAAAGCACGAGCTGCGGCAGCATTGGCTGCGCGACAGGTTGTGGCCACCAAGAATGGCCAAGCGTGTAAGTACTTCCGCAACAACGGCATGCCAGAGCCGGCCTCAGAAGGCTACAATGAAGGCTGCGACTACCACAAGCTCGGCAAGTGCCCCTTCGTCCATCCGGATGAAGCGGGCTGGTCCGAGGCGGTAGCCAAGAGAACCGCCAATCACAAAACACATCATCATCATCATCACGCGCCAAGGGGCGCTGGTGGCGGTAATTGGCGTGGAAGCTCTCGGAGTGAGAGCTGGAGACGGTGAGAAAACACCAAAAGAAACCGAAAAATGAAACGGCGAGCGTATGACAAGGAAGTCAAATACGGTCGGCGGAAAGTAATTTTTCGTTTAAAGGAAGGAGCTTTCTTCCATCCAAAGAACAAATGGAACTTACGTATGCTACGATTGTAATTTTGGCGTCCATGATTTTTGTGTTGTCTGGGATGGTAGGCTATCTTTATTGGCAACAGAATCGCATTCTTCAGCACATCCAATCTCTTGCGATTGTAATTTCAACTCATGTTGTGCCTCAGCCTCAGCATGAAGAAGTTGTTCCTGAAAAGGAGGAAGAGGAAGAGGAAGAAGATGATCGTGTTTCGGTAAAGGCAGAAGAAGAAGTTGAAAAGGTGGAGGGTCCTCCTCCAGCTGCTCAGGAAGAAAAGGTTGATGTGGATGAACTTCAGGATAAGACCGCTACCCAACTTCGTGAAATGCTAACCAAGAAGGGTATCCCATTTGGTAAGCGTGATTCAAAGCCCGTTCTCATTCAACTGCTTAAAGCTACGGCTTAAGAATAATATAATGAAGTTAGTTTCATTTGATGTGGGGTTGCGTAACCTCGCTTTTTGTATTTTAGAGGGAACCAATCGTTCCAATCTCAGGATTACACACTGGGATTTGATCGATGTAATGGCAGAATCGGCGGGACACGACAATCCGAAGTGT